AGCGGCTGCTGCACGCTCTTCGCCGCTTGTCTAGCGGCGGCGTCGAGGTCTTCAGCCAGCGCTTCAATGGGGGGATCTCCGCGAAGCTGATCAGCAAGTACGCTTACAGCAAGGACGAAGGCAAGCTCTGGTCGGTGCGTGTTTTTGACAGCGAGCAGGGCATGCTCATGCTGTTTGACAAGCTGTACAGCCGCATAGACTGGGCGCTGCGCCTGGAGCTGCCCACCGGCGTCGCCACCTGGCTGCAGGCCTTTTTCGCGTCGCATAAAGAGCCGTTTGACCACAAGATCGAAACGCTGGCGGCCGGCGCCGGCCTGAAGCTGCACGACGCGGCCGACGACGCGCTGGATCCGGCCAAGCAGAAGGCGAAACACAAAGCGCGGCTGGGCGAGGCTAAAAAGCTGATCATCAAAGGCCTGGGCGAGTTGAAAAGCCGGGGATTTTTAACCGACTTTCTGGTCACGCCGGGTAACGTGGTCAAGGTGCGGCGGATAGGCGACGATAGGCCGGTGATGTAGGGGCGCTCCGAAAACGCAAAAACCCCCGCCGGCCCTTGCGGGCTGGCGGGGGAATCAATAAAAAAGTATTTACGCAGTTGCGTAAATACGTATATAATTAAGCTATCAACAACACAAGGCAGCAAATGACTACCATCACACAACACGCCGTAGACGCCATGATCGAGACCGCGTATCAGACCAAGCTGCGGCACGGATACACAGCCACGGCCTGCGTCGGCGTATCAACTAAAGGCAGTCGTATCGGCTCGCTAGGTTTCCATTTTGATGGTAGCCGCGACGTCGGCGATGTAGTTGAGAACGAGGACGGAACTAAATTTAAGGTTCTGGCGCTGGTTTAACTGGCCGCCCTATGGTCCAACCCCAGCCCGATCCGCCGGGCCGGCGCTCAGGCCAGCGCCGCCCGGTCAAAGCGCTCAAACGCGCTGGCCAGCCGCGTATCGTAAGCATTGGACGCGAACCCTGGCCCGTTATACCCCCGCGCGAAGGTCACCCAATCGCGCCGCCGCAACGCCGGCGCCAGGCCGGTGGCGCGCACAAATTCCACCATGGCCATGAGCTGCTCGCGCTCGCCGGCGTACATCGCATTGACAAACGCCTGCAGGCCCTCGTACCCGGCCAGGCCGTGGTTCCAGCCCATGATCTGCCCAAGGCCCCACGAAGCCGAACTCAGCGCCATCGCGCGATTGAGCTTCATTGCTTTTTGGAGCCTGGCTTGTTCAGCCTGCCAGCTATGCCCATACCAGCGCGTGGTCCACACCGGGTAGCTGATATCCGGGTGCGTATCATCAAAGCGCCCCCCGGTGAATTTTGAAAATTTGTGTCCCTCGAACAGCGTTACCGGGCTGCCGTCCAAGTTAAAGCCGCACCCCAGCGCCTCGACCTGCAGCACCGCGCGCACGGCTGCCACGTCGCAGTCAAGCGCCAGGGCTGCATCCAGGTAGTCGCGCGGTTGCAGGGTGGGTTTGGTCAGTGCATTCACGGCGCCGACCGCGCGGCCACCACGGGTGCCGCACGCTCAGCCGCCACGCGTTGCGCAATCAGCAGATCCAGCCGCGCCAGCGCCGCGTCTTTGCCAGCCAGGGCTGCGCGCACGTCTGCATCGTCCACCTCTTTTTTTCCGGTGGCGGTCAAACTCTGAATCAGCGGCATCAGCGCGCTGGCTGAGCTCATAAGGTCAGTGGCCATGGTGACCAGGGCAAGGGTATCCATAAATTTCTCCAAAAAAAAAGCCCGCACAAAGGCGGGCTGGTGACTTTAAAATCCAAATTGAAAAACACCCCATGGGGGCTAACCGCGATTCAAGCGCGGGCCGAAGTCATGGCGCTGGCCAGCTATGCAGGGCGACCCAGCCGAGTCAATTTATTGAGCCCGCCTGCATCGGCGCCCCTTTTCTACTTCGCCGCCTGCGCCTTCAACGCCGATTCAATCTGCGTCAGCACCCCCAGTGCCAAATTAACGTCGGTGGTCACCGTCACCGCGCACGGGTCAGGCGTCGCACCGGGCGCACCGGCATTGGCCGTACGGCAGGCCCGCAGCGTAGCCGCGCTGCCGTCGAGCGCCGCGCTGGCCGTGCCCAGCATCGCCCGGTAGCTCTGCGCCTGCGCCAGCGTTATTTTGTTGCGCTCCAGCAGATTGGCCGCCAGGTTGCTGGCCGCCGTGTGTGCCTGCGCGCCCTGGGTGATCTGCGCCTCTGGCGTGCTGCCCATGACCGCACAGGCTGAAAGCCGGATCATCGCAAAAATCACTACAAAGCTAAATAAAAAAATCGACAAATATCTTTTCATGATGCGGTCTCCTGGTTGCGTTTTACCAAAGTCGGATTCAGTTGTTCCATCAATTTTTTGCGGCATTTCGCCGCCGCGCTATCGGCGATGTAGCCGCGCAGATTAAGCCGCGTGATCGCGTCGGCGTCGGCCTGCAGGTGCTCCAGCTTTTGGGTGTCCTTGTAGACCAGGCCCTGCGCAAAAAGCTGGTCGTCCAGCCGGGGCACTAGGGCGCCAAAATCGACCTGCAGGACTTTACTCACTGCGGGCCGGCCTTTTGCTGCACAAACACCCGCGCCACCCGCACCGGCGGCTTGACAAACGCGCCCACGACCTCGGGGGGTATCGGCCGCACCACCGGCGCCACTTCCGGGCTCAGCGGCATCAGCACCAGCGGCTCGAACGCCTTGATGACTTCGGGCGCCTTCGCGGCCGGTACGGCTGGCGTCTTGCCAACCGTCACGTCAGCCAGCGCCACGCCCACATTCAGCGCCAGCGCGGCCTGCGCAGCGGCGGCGCGGTCGGCTTGGATTTTCTGCCAGTAACCCCAGGCGGCCGGAATCACGATCAGCGCCGCGCCGACGATCTGCTGCACCAGCTCGGCACTCACCCAGCCCTGCGCCACCAGCACACCACCGACCGCGATCAGCGTGCTGCGCACGAGGCTTAGCGTGCTTTCACCGGCGGCGGTCACTGTGACACCTTATAGCCATACACAGCAATGTCGCCCGTTCCCTCCACCGGCTCCACGCCCAGCTCGACGCTGCTGACGTACTCATTGCCCAGCGCCCACGGATTGCCTTTTACGTCCTTGCGGGTGGCCACATGGTTGATGAAGGCGGCCAGATCAAGCTCCCCGGCAGGCACGGGGAACACATCGGGCACGAATGCAATCATTTTCCAGCCGGTCCTGCCGTAACGACCATTGAGCATGCCCTGGCAGAAGTTGTACAAAAAGGCCCCGTCCGCTCCCTTGGTGGCATAGACGTGATAAAGGCGCCCGCCCAGGGTCACATCATGGTCATACCAGCTGGAATTTCTTCCGTTGGGCAGATTGTTGGCCCCCCCATAGTTGCCCCAGTTCTGCAGGGGAATCATGATTTCATGGGTGATCGAAGAATTGGCCTTTGGCGAGTCCTGCGCCGGTGTTGACTGAAGCCAAATGTCATAGCTCAGGTGGCCCATGCCCGTAGGCGCCGTGACGTTCTTCACTGCGAATTTCGACTTCAGCGATTTGAGCGGCAGCCGCAGGGGAAAGATCGTTCCAGGCGTTACACCAGAATTCGCGGTCATGGTGCCATCGGGCTGCATGACGGGCTGGCCCCAGCTGTAGCCTGGCCTTTGGCCGCTGATGATGGCAGGGTAGGCCTTGACCTCGTTGGGGCCTGCCGGCCAGCGCCATTTCAGGCGGAACGCCACTTCCCCGCCAGCGCCCACGGCCGGATCGACGCCTACCGCCTGCTGGTACTGATAGTCGGCGCTGCCCTCGGTCATGGTACCCAGGCCCCAGCGGTTGTCCTCAACATAGTAGGCGTCCGTGGGATTGCCGACTTGCAGGAACATGTTGTCGTGGCTACCGATTGGGATGGCGGCCGGGTCAAGCGCGCCTGTTGGCGGCGGTGTGGGCGGTGGCGCTGGTGGATTGATGCCGGTGTAGGGCTCCCAGTAATAAGTGCTGACGGTCGGGTTGTAGCCCGGATTGGGGTACTTTGCCCGGTACAGCTTGCCGTCGGTGTAGCGCACGATGGCGCCGGCCGTATAGGGCTGCTTTTCGACCCAGGCTGGATAGCTAGGTGCTGGCGGTGGCGGCACCGGCGGCGCGGCGCCCTGCGCGGCTACAAATTTACCTGCGACGTCAAGCCCGGCCTGGGCTTGCGCTTTTGTGGGATCTGGCATTTTGTATTTCCTTTTTTACGTAGTTGCGTAGTTGCGTAATTGCGTAGTTACTTGCCGGGCTGAATCACCACCGGTGCCTGCGCTTGCGGCTGCGGCTGTACATAGATGATGGACGGCGTTTGCGCAGCGCTCTTGTCGCCGCCGCCGCCGCGCATGCTGATAAGCAGCCCGCCCAGCCCGACCGCCGCCGCTACGACGGCAATCAGCACGCCCCAGGCGCCGAAAGCGCCCTGGCCGCGTCCGTCTATCGTCGTCAGGCGCGTCCGCACGTCGTCGATCTTGTCGTTTAGCGCCGCGTTGATTGATTGCACATTCAGGTTGATCTGGTCGATCTGCTTTGTAGTGGCCGTCTCTGATTTGGCAATCGCCAGCGAGTTGCTTTCCTGCTGCTTGCCTACGGCCTCCTTCGCCGCCTGCAGGGCCGCGTCGACGGCGATTTTGCTGTCCTCGGCTGATTTTTCAGTGCGCGTATCGCGCTCGATAAACTGCAGCTGAATGCCCTCAAACTGCACCGCGACGCGGGCAAAGTGCTCGTCGTGCAGGTCGCGCAGGTTGCCTACCTGTTTGTCGACGCTGGTAGGCACGCGCGTCAGGTTGTCCGAAAAAAGCGTGACGGCCTTGTCCATGGCGTCCAGGCGCGTGAAGATCAATTCTTTGAGTGACGCGATCTCGCGGTGCCGGCCGTCTATGGCGTCCATCAGGAGCGCACTGACGTTTTCGCTCGGGTCTTTGGTCAGCGGGCCGGCGCCGAGGGTGCCGGCGATGGATTCAGGGGAGGGCATGGCGGCGCCATCAAAGCTGAATCACCCGCTCAATGCCCAGGCTTGGATAAACACCGTCTATCGTGACCCGGCCCCAATAATCACCAGATAACGCCACCTTGGCCTTGAGGATTATTTTCAGCTTGGTCAATCCGTCCTCTGCAAACAGGGCATCAGCCGACGAGAAGGAAAATATCCCGTTGGTCGTGGTGCCAGCGATACCCGAGTAGCTACCAAAAGGTGTAGTCACAATCAGCTCTGGTGTACCGTCATTTGTACTTATCCGAATCGTTGTGTGAAACGTCTTGTCTAGCACAATCGCCAGGCAGTCCGCGCCAATCGCCTTGGTAGTCGCTTCAATTCGCCATGGCAACACGCCGGTCGTGATGTTTAGCTGGTTGCCATCGGGTATTGAGTAGCGCACACCATTACGGACAAAGGTATTGCCTTTACTGAACAGCGGCACATTGTTAGCAGCATGCTTGCCCAGGAAATACTCTACGTCCAGACCAGACGAAGTTTTGAATGGGTCGGACAGATAGCGCCATGTATTATTGATAGCGATGCGCCTGGAGCCTGCCATATTCCATGGGACAGGGTTACGCTGGCCCGATGCCGTGGAGGTGATGAAGTAACAGTCATTGAGATCGAACCGGTTATCGTGCAACTCCAGCGCCATTGCAATAGGTTGAGTAACAAGAGATAGCATCGCGCCGAAGTCGGTCAGACCGCTGACCGAATTGGTGTACTGTGTAGCCGTCAAAAACTTGATGTCGTTTCCTGCCAGTTTAACTGCCCCTGAATTGATAGCCATCAGCACATGCGAGTAAATATCACTGTCTGCAGGAAACGCTGTCTTGTCAAAATTGAAACGGTTGTTTTTCAGCACTACATCGGCTGTTGGCGCGAATATAAAGATCGGGTTAAAACACGTTGCCATAGCGGTATCAGAAACGCCGTTGTAGTGGCATAAAACGTCGTTGTCCTCGATCACGATGGACTTGATCTTGTTCAGCGTTGCCCCGGCCTGATTCTGGTCGTAAATCGTAATCACGGAGGCAGTCATCGCGGAATTGGTGAAGCCGTTCGCAATCAGCGCGTCGTAGCATGTCTTCATCCAGGCAGCATCGGCAGGCAACTTACCGTTTGAAAAGGTATTGCCTTTGATGGTAATAGCACCGTCCACAATACCAATCGGTACATTCCAGTTCGGGTTAGCGATGTGGAATAGGACATTATTTTCAAATGTAGAACCCTTGACAACAAACTGACCGCAGCCGTGTGAGTCCACGCCTTTTCTGTAGTTGTGGTGCGCATAAACGCCTTTTACCAGGAACTTTCCAACTGCCACGCTCGCCGTGATGCCGTAGCCCGTGCCGGGATTACCAAGGATGCCGTTATAAGCAAACTCACCGCTGATTACCTTGACGGTTGCTGCATTGCTAATTACAAAGCCTGAGGCAACGTTGTAAAACCCTTCGCAATGCATGATGGTCACACGCTCAGTCGCGGTGCCGTAGATACTAAAACCGCGATGGTTGAAGTGCTCGGCGCGGACACGGGTAAACCGCACGTCTTTCACGTTGTTGATGTTGAAGCCCCATACCGCGCCGAAGTAAACCGCTGCCGCATTTGCCGGGCCTGTTGTACCGTTGACCACCCCTGCTTTTGTGGTGGCAGTAATAGTCATATCAGCGAACTCGATGCCGTTGCCCGTCGTGAAGGTTGCAATAACATTGGGTGAACTTGTTTCATCTATACCCGTAACCCGCGTGGCATCCTCTTTAATAAAATCAAGAATAGTTACCCCGATGCCATCGCCAAAAATGCGTAACTTGTCAAAGTTTGAGAAAGCCAGATTGCCGGTCTTGATTCCCCAATGGCCCGCCGGAATCTTGACGGCTGAATGCCCGGCAGCAATGGCCGCGTTGACCAGCGTATTAAAGGCTGCGGTGTTGTCGGTTGCCGTGATGCGGGCCGCGTCGGCGCCATCGTAAAGTGGCGTTCCCGCATAGTCAGCAACACCGCCCTTGTTGCGTAGCGTCATGACAAGATCGACATCAGCAGCAGTTACCCCCTGTATCAAGCGCCACTTACTCGCATCAAATACCGCGCCGGTCACAAACGGCAGCGCCGACAGCCTGGGTGCGTAGACCTCGCTCGTGAATTCGACGGTCTGTGTCGCCGTGGTGATGCTCAACCCCGCCGCATAGGCTACCGGCGGCGCGTAGCCGAACCCGCCTATTACCAAGTCGGCTGATGCCTGTATCGTCGTGCGCTGCGAAAGTGCGGCCGAGTCGATAGCGTTCAGCCTCGCGGTCGCATCGGCATTCACCCCCGCTATCGTTTTTTTCGTGTTAGCCAGGCGATCAGTAGCCGTCAGCGCCGGCGAGGTCGCAATCTCTGCAATATGGTCAACGTCAGTTTTCGCGTTGTTCAGGTCCATGATATTGATGGCAGGCATTTTCTGATTCCCTAATTAATAACCGCCGCCTTGGCCGGGATAGCGGCGAAGTCGGCGGCGTAATAGCTGTCTGCGTAATTAATCGCGCGCAGCGTGACATACTGCCCGTCGCTGATGTCAAGCTCCTGCACCAGCCAGGCCATGGCACCGCGCGCGCTGTCGGCCGCGAATGAAAAGATGGTGCGGATACCGTCCGGCCCGTAAGCCGTGGTGATCGCCTCGCTGGGCAGGCTTTGTAAAACAATCTTGTTGGGCGCGTTGCCGACCGTGGCGGGTATGCTTTGCAGCGAGCCGTCACGGCGCATCAGTACAACGCTGTGCGGCAGGGCGGGCGCAAAGGCCACGTCGCGGCTCAGCGTCAGCTCAAGCCCGCTTTGCCCCACTACCTCGCCGTCGTAGCTCTTGAATCGTGTGTTGTCGACCACGTCAATGCGCGCGTTGGGCAGCAGGCTGCGCGCGTCAAGCGTGGTGGTGGTCTCCAGCATGATGCGCTGGGCTAGTAACTTGGCATACTCGCGGCTGGCGCGCAGCCAGGCCTGGGCAAAGTTGCGGATACCCGGAATCTCGAATTTTTTTAGTTTGGTGTACAGCCCGCTTAGCGGCAGCGTGATGGTTTCGGATTGATTGCTGTCCGGGTCCACATACACAAATTCAACGCCGTCATACTCCGCATCCGATGCAAATTTGCGCGTGATGGTTTCGGCGCTGGGCTTTTTGTTGCGGTGCGTGAACAGGGCCGAGCTGCTGGCCTGGGCATGGTCAAACGCCAGGCGGATTTTGCCATTTTGCCGATAAGCGATGCAAAAGCCGGCGTTGGCAATATTGATGATGGTCTCTTCAAAACTGGTGTTGTCGCTATCAAATGTGTAGTTAAACTGCCCACACTCCAAAGACCACGCATTAAGCTGCTGCTGCACGCCCCAGATTTGAGCCATATCCACCTCGGTCGCCAGGTCGCGCGCACCGATCTTGGGGTCAACGCTCACCGCGGCGATGATATCCACCAACCGGCTGGTCGCGCCTATGCCGCCGCTGGCCAGGCGCCCGCTGGCGTCAAATGCGCCCGAGAAGGAGCTGCCGTTGTAAACCGGCAGCTTGCGCGAGGCGATGCAATTGAGCTGCCGCGCCTTCGCCGCCGTGGCGCGCGGCGTGGCCTGGGTGATCGTGTGCACCGTGGTTTTGTTGCCAAAATCCGCTTTGCTGACGGGCGATACGCTGTACAGGTCAGCCCATTTGATTTCGTCTTGCACCGTGCCGGCAAAGCCGTAGTCGTAAAGCGTGGTGCGGCGCATGCGCACGCGCGCCGGGCCGGTCCAGGCGGTGGCGTGCTCTACCGTGTCGGCGCGCTCGTCGCTCGTCGCGCCCGTCAGCGTGCCGGTCACGATTTCGGGGATACCAATAGGAAATAGCGTGGCGTCCAGCTGGTCAATCTCAATTTCAAAATTGACTGTGGCCGCTGACTTGCCGCCATTGTCTTTGAACAATCCGTTGGGCGCCGTGACGTTGACCCATACCTCGGTGCGGTCTACGTCTGGCAGCGTTACCCAGTCTGAGTATTCGCTGGCGCCGTTGATATCCAGCGTAGCCGGCCAGAATGGAATTGCAATGGTGACATCCGGCCGGAAAACTCGGATGAAGCCGTCACCAACGCTCACGACATCAAAGATTGTCGAGTAATTGAGCGGGGTCGTGGTGCTGGTGGACGTGACGGCGCTGGGGTCGCCCTCAGGCACCACCAGGCCGCCGGCGTCATACCATGTCGTGACGGTGTAAGGGTAGTCCGCCATGGTGACTGTCACGCGATCGCCTACCGCGACGGCTGCGTTGAAATTTGGCCGCTTGTTCTGCTGCGTGATGATCATCTCAGATCCGTCGGGCGTGAACGAATAGTTTTGCGCAGCGCTGCTGTAATCAACCTGGTTGTTTGCCTTCAGCGTGATTCCGTCAACCTCGATTGCCCGCGATACCGTCAGCACGCTGTCGATGATTGCTGTGCCTATCTGCAGCTGCGGCGCGTCGCCGGAATTCGGCGAGGTGAAGGGCGCGTAGACCGAGGCGCTGGCGCCGTTGATGGCGCTGATCAGCGTATCGCCGTCGCGCAGCTCGGCCACGTCATAAAAGCCGCGCCCGATACAGTAGTACCCATGCTCAAATTTTTCGTGGTTGATGTACTTGATGTAGGGCGGCATCATCAGGCTGGGAATGCTTTTTACGGTGCCGTAGATATCCTCCACGCGCTCAAGAAAACGTACTTTGTTTGATCTGTCACCAAGTGAGTTATTGGGCGACTGTTGTGAGCGATTAATGTTGCCCGGCATGACTGGGCTCGGCATCAGCGCGTAAGCAAGCAAGCCAACGGCAACGGCGCCAACGACGTACCACCACAGCGGAATCACAGCGGGCAGGCCGGGCGATTGCAGCACCGTGTAGTCAGGGCAATCATTGGCCAGAATGGCCGCTGCGTCATCAGAAATATCGGTTTCGGCCGATGGGTCTCCCTTGAAAATCTGCACACCCACGGTGAGCGACTCGCCGTAATAGTCAAACAGCCATTGCGCCGCGCTTTCCGCCTCAAACACTTGCGGCGCGCGTGGCTCAAACGGGTGCGTATACAGCGTGATTCGGGTCATGCTGATTTACCCCAAAATTCGACCAGCGTGTAGGTGTCGCCAATCACGCTCATGGGCTGGTACTGAGCGCCGCTTTCAAGCGCGTGCAGAACGCCGCCCTCGTAGTACACGCCCGCGTGTGTCAGTCCGAGTTTTTCGCTCTTGCCCATCAACACCACGCAGTAATCAATCGGCGCGGGTAACCTGGTAAAGCCGTGCGCCGATTTATGCAGGCTCAGGGTGAACAGGCTTGCAATCGAGCGAATGGATGAATTGATGGTCTTGTAATCAAGAACACTTTGTGCGCGCTCAGTCATCAGCACGTCGGCAACCAGCGACCAGCACGGCGGGAAGGAGTACTGCTTGGCGAGGTAGTCGTTGACGTTCATTTTTAGAACCCCCGCAACATGGGCACCGAGCGCATGTCGTAAATTTCGCCCGTTCGGGTCATTGAAAGCCGGGGTGATACCGCGCTCATATTGACCGCGCCTTTGGCCCATGCCACGCTTTCAATCTGCAGCCTGCCGGTGGCTTGCACCGAGGCCAGGTCGTCGGACAAAAATTCGTAATAGGTCAGGATGGCCTTCTCGCTGGTCGCTACCGGTATGCGGTCCATTTCAGTCCGAAACTGATCCTCAATATCGACCAGACCGAGCCTGACTGTGAAGACCTGGTCCAGGTGGCCTTGCGAGCCGGCCAGTTTGATTTCAATGTTCGCTGGCTCCGTCGCCACCACCGCGCCGGCAATCGTCACAGCGCCCGCATAGGGCTCGCGCCAAAGCGTATAAACCCGCGTCATGGCGCTATGGCTGATCTGGATAACCTGAATCGCGTGGATGGTCTGCGGTGCGCTCGCCAGAAATATCTTGAGGCGCGCTTCGGTATCCAGGCTCATCAGTAGGCCAAAACGTTGCTATCTACAGTGGCGAACTTCGCCAGGCGGGCCAGCAGGGCGTTTGAATAAGCGCCGTACAGGCCATAAAAATCAATCAGCGCGGCGGCGTCGGCGGCGCTCATGCCATAGGCTTGGTTCTCGGTTTCAAACACATACGAGACCGCCCACATGATGCCACCGGTTCGCGCGGCCGAGTAGCTGCCGGGCACGATGTTGCCGCTGTGCGGCGACACGCCGAAGCCGCTGTCTATCGGCATGTCAAACGCTAGCGCGCCTTTTTTGATGGTGTGGTGGTAAAAGGCGCTCCACACCGAGAATGTCAACGCGTCAAGAATCAGCGTGACCTGAAAGCGCTGCGGCCCCCGGTCCCAGTCCAGCGCGTAGCGCGCGGCGCCGCCGGCTACCTCGGTGCGCAGCACGCCGCCGGGCTCGTCAAACTGATAGCCGGCAACGACGGGCTTCAGGCCGCCGGGCAGTGACGCCATCAACGGCTCCTTTGCAGTGCGAAGTTTCGGCTCATGGCGCGCGAGGTCTTGCTGTTGGGGTCGCTCAGGTGCGCGGCGGTGGCGGCCACGGCCTCCTCAATGATCAACGCGCGCTCGCCGTTGGGCAGGGTCTGCTCGGTCACATTGCCAATGCGGGCCGATGTGTTGTTGACGATGGTCAGCTTCATCTCGCCGCCGTTGCGGCCGCTGTTCTGCGCGGCCGGGATGATGGCCTCGCCTTTGTGGATTTGCGCGACCATATCGCGGGGCACAAAGTCGGTGCCTTTGTCCAGGCTGGCTATCGCGGTGCCTGCAACGATGGCGGCCTGGGCGTAGCCGGTGGCCATGATGACGGCCGCCGCCGGGATGCCAAAAATGCCTAGCTGTGAGCCGGCCTTGGACGCGGCTACGTTGGTGTTCATGATGATTTCCGCAACCGCCAGCGCCTTCTGCGCCAGGAATAAGGTCTTGCCCAGCGCGGTCTGGTCTTTGCCGGCCTTTTCCATCACGCCGTAGAGAGCGCCGGCCGCATGGCCCATTTGCTGCACTGACTGCAGGTCATATTGCGCCTGGGTGTCGGCCATCGCCTGACGGTGGCGGGCATGTTCGGCTTCAATGGTAGCGTTGGCGCTGACCTCGTTTTCAACGCGCAAATCATGATTGATTTGCAGCGTGGCGATGCGCTTTGAGTAGGCTTCGTTTTCCGCTTGAGCCTCAGTTAACAGGCTGACACGGATGTTCTCGACATCGGCGGCGTTTTGCACCACGGCCTGCGCGCGCGCGGCCTCGATGTCGCGTATGCCCTGGATGGAGTCCGCGTCATCCTTGCGCCGACGCGCCGCGCGCTCATTGGCAATGGCAAACGCGTCTTTGGTGGCATCAACCTCCTTTGCCAGCGTCATCAGCCGCACCTCTTGCGCGGCGCCAACCGTGAGGTTGCCGCTGCGAATGTCGGCCAGCAGCTTTTCAGCAGCGTTCAGCTCATTGGTTTTTGAAATCTGGTTTTGCAGGTTTTTCAGGTAGGCGCGGAAGTCGGCGTCGGGGTCTTTGCCGGTGGTGCCGGTTTTAGGCGTTGTGACCCCTTTGTAATCCACTTGCCCTGCCACTTGCTGGGCAATCGTTCCGGGATTTCCCAAAATTCTCGGATCGGCGAACGGCGCGTTGGCGATGCGCCCGCGCACCTTGTCGGCCAGGCCGAAGCCGGTGGCCAGCCGTTCATACGCTGCGTTGGCGTCTTTCAGGACTTTTTCCCTGTCCTTTGCCGCTGCGGCCAGGTCGGCGGTTTGCTCGCGGTAGACATCGCCCGGTAAAAATGAGCCAAAGGCTTTGGTGGCAAAGTCGCCGGCTACCTTGGTATCGGCCAGCATCACATTCAGTGAGCCCTTGACGGCCAGCATCATGCCGACGGCGTTGTAACCGACGTCCACCATCTCGGCCAGCGCTATCGCCGCGCCCTCGGAAAAGGCCTTGACGCCGGCATTGAGGCCTAGCGCGGTGCTTTCCTTGCCCACGCCGGCCAGCTCCTTGATGGCGTCGCCCAGGGCCTCGGTGAAGGCGGTCTGCGCGCCCAGCGCGGAGGTGGCCAGCGCTGACGCGTACAGCAGCAGCTGCTCTTTGGCCTTGGACTGCGCATCCGCGTAGGCGTCTGCCATGCGGATCTGCTCGGCCGTCAAAATGACCTGGCGCCCGCCGGCGTCCTCTACCGCTTTAAAAACCTTCAGCTGCTCGGCGCCGGCCTTACCGTACAGCGCCACGGCCACGGCGGTTTTGCCGGCGCCATCGGCAAAGCCCGATAGCGCCTTGCCTACGGCGTCAAACTGGCCGACCGGGTCCAGCTTTTTAAAATCGGCGATGTTGATGCCGATAGACGCCAGCGCGGCGCCCACGGCCTTGCCCTCGTCATCCACGCCGGTCAGGTTTTTTGTCAGCTTGATCGTGGCGCTCGCTACCGAGTCCATGCTGACGCCGGCCGTCGCGGCGGCCACGGCTATCGAGGCCAGGCCCTCGGCGCTGGCGCCGGTGGTTTCGGACAGATCCTGAAACTCAGCGGCTTTTTTTACGAGCTGGTCAAAGGCGGCGTAAGTGGCGATCAGGGCCGTCGCGCTGACGGCGGCCAGGGCAACAAAGCCGGCCTTGATCTGGCCGCCCAGGATCTGGCCTTTCTCGTAGCCCTCGGTCATTTTCAGCGCGGAGTTTGCCGCTGCCAGCTGCGCATCGCTGGCGCCGCGCAGACCCAGCTTGTACAACTCGGTTTCGCGCGTGGATTTTCCGGTCGTGACGGCGGCCGTGCCCAGCTGCTTGATATATTTATCAATCGACGCGCTTTGCCGCTTGGTGGCCTCTTCGCTGGCGATCCCCAGCGAGGCGACGGACTTCTTGGCCTCGTCTATGCCAGCCCTAAGCTTGGTTGCGTCGGCTGATACCTCGATAACACCACGCCCGATAACGTCTGCCACTATTTCTCCTTATGCATGGTTTCCAGCGCGGCGGCTTCCAGCACGCGCAAATCATCAAAAATTAGCGGCCACTCATGCCGCGCGATACCCATCAAACGCAACACGCCGGGTATGCAGCCATAGTCCAGGCCGGTAGGCCCGGCGTAGCCGTTACGCCATTGCGTAGATACGCAAATAAATAAATTCACACTTTGCAGGCAGTCGGGCCAGACCTCTACGTCCGGGCCGCTGGCCTCCTCGACCGTCAGGCCGAACGCTGCTGCTTCTGCGGCGCTGGGTGGTGCGGTGTACAGCGCCCGCGCCACCGCCTTTAGTTTTTTTGTCGGAACTTGGTTAGCTCGGCTACATAGACGCGAAAGGCCTCCAGCCCGGCGCTGGGCCGGTTTTGCAGCAGCAGCGCGATGTTTTCAGGGGTGAAGTCCTCGGCAAAATCCCAGCCCGTTACCATCATCGGGAAGGTCTCTACATCAAGCTTTCCATCGCGCGTCTTGACAAATTCGGCGAGCTCGTCGGCGGTGCGGTGCTTGAAGGTGATGGCCACCAGCTCCGGCTCGCCGCCGGGCACAGGCATGGGCACGGGCGCGGTGAAGACGGGCGCGGGGATGATGCTGAGTTTTGCCATGTTATGACCAAAAAAAAGCCCGCTGCATGGCGGGCCTTGGATAAAAAATCAGCGGTTTATAGTAGAAAGCCGCGCGACCGCATAAAGTCGGCTGGGTGCTGTGCACTTTTTTGATTATTGCAACGCTGTCTTAATAGTTGTATGTTTTCGTCAATATTCGGACCGCCTAGGGCTAACGGGTTGATATGGTCCATATGGAAGTCATCGCCCAGCGGCTGCGCGCAACAAGGGCACATACCTTGCTGGAGCTTGAAAAGCTTGGCCACCAGTCCTTTTGACAACTTTCCGCCGTTTTTTGATTTTTTGGCGCGGCGGTTGTGACTGCGAACCCGGATCACTTCTGGGTTAGCTTTTGTCCAAGCCAAAGTTGTGGCCTTAACTCTTTCAGCGTTGGCCGTATTCCAATCCCTACTCTTTGCTCTCTCTTCAAAGAGATTCAAAGACCTGTATTTGGCGCTGTACGCGTTGACCTTACCTCGGTTCGCAGCTATCCATGCAGAGGCTTTCGCTTTAATCTTTTTATAGTTGGTCGCGTGATATACCCTGCAGTCAGCTTTCGCTTTTTCAAGGTTTGCGTTCCTCCACACGAAGACCGAAATCTTTTGACATGCCTTGCATCGCCCGGTTTTATAACGGTCAGATGTTCCGCATTTGATGCAAGGGCGCACAGGAATTAGAATAGCTGCAGCTGTCATAACGAGTTACTTTCGTTTGGTAGTTAGAAGCCGGCTTGGTCTGTCAGGACCAGACCGGCTTTGCTATTTTAGCGCGTTGTCAAATCGTGTACCTCACCGGCTCGGCCAGCAGCGACACCGTGACTTCACATGCCATCAATTCATTGATGGTCAAACTGGGTGTGCGATTTAAGCTCAAATAGCCGCTGTAAAGCAAGACAGACCCTGAGGGCAGCGTGATGCGGATGGCGCGCGGCAGGCGGTCGTCGTTGGCCGCCGCCGCCAGAATAAACCCCGGCTGCGTCGCGTCATCAGCAACGGAAAACGTCAAGCCGAAAGCGCTCTTGAAGGTAGGGATTCGCTTTTCAGCATCTGACTCAAGGAATTGGTACGTGACGTAATTTGCGGTACCACCATCCGTACTGCTTGAAAGAATCTGTGACAACTGCGTCCACCCGCTGACCTTGCGCGCCGTGCCGGCGCCGCCGGCCACCGGGTAGATGCTGGTCAGCGTCGTGTCGATGCCCTCCAGCGAAAACGCCGTGCCGCTCGGCGTCGCCACGCGCACAACTTTGTTCGTGATGCGCGACCATCCGCTCGTTATTTCCACAATATCCCCGGCGGTGAAGGTGTTGACCGCGCTGGCGACGGCCGGTGTGGCATTGGTAACGGCGGTGACCGGGACGGCGGCTGAATAGCCGGAAGCTATCGCAACGAGTGCGCCATTAGGGACCGAGACTGACATGATATTTATCCTTTCTGGGAATAAAAAAAGCGCCTAAAAAGGCGCCGCTGGCTATGCCCGGAAAGGGCGGGATGGAAACCTTGACGCTTAATCCGGCGTCCAGAAACTGAAGTCCTGCATCGAGCCGCGCAGGCGGGTATCGGGCTCGTAAATCGACACCGGCCCGCCCTCTACCGTGACTTGCAGGCCGGGCGCGGCGCGCAGCGTGTCTTCAATGATTCGTGCCAGGGCGGCGGCGCTGCCGCGCGTGTCGGCCCAGACGTTGACCTGAATGCGTGCGTTTGAGGCGCCCGGCGGCGCCTGGTCCAGAAAGTTGATGGAGCTGCCGCCTATTTTTTGGTAAGTCAGGTAAGGCCGTGGCGTGGCCTCGGGCGCTACGTCGGGGTACATGCGGCCGGCGACCAGGCCCTGCAGCGCGGCGTACACGGTAGCCTCGATGTTCATGGTGGCGGCGCCTCGACCACGCCGTCGGCCAGGCGCTGCGCCATGCGGGCGCGGCCGGCGTCAATTGCGGCCTGGATGTGGTCGAATGCCGGTCTTACAAAAGGGAATGCCGGAGCGCGTGAACTCCCAAATTCAATGATATGCCCGTGCGGGGCCTTTTTATGGTTCCATGACACCCGGTAGGTTTTTTGGTCATCTGTGGACTTTTCAGGCGAGTAGACGCGGTAGATGGCGCTGTAAAGCGTGCCGGTCTTGATATGCGGCCCGTCGTTGGCGCCGGCAGCATTGGCTTTCACCTCGTCGTAAGTCACCTTGGCCATGGCGGCCACGCCTGAAAACAGCACAGACTCCTTGAGTTTTTTCTCAAACTTTTGCAGGTCTCCGGCCAGGTCGCCGCTAAGTTTGGTGTCAACTTTGATCATTTTGATCGACCCCCACTGGCTGAAATTCATTCGGAAAATATTCGCACTTGACGGTAACAAGCGCGTCCTCCGCGAACCTGACTTCAAACCATACCGACTGAGCCGGGATGCCAAGCTCTTTAGATAACAAAAGCATCAGCTCCCGGCCTCTGCCCTCTTTTGTCATTAAATATTTAGCCATCACAGCCCCGCCTTGCCACGGCACCAGGCCTGCGCGGCGGCTATCTCGGCCGGCGTCATTGGCGTACCGCTGCGGTAGATTTCTGCGTACAGTTTGCCGGTAAAAAAGCCGGTGGCTGCCGCGTTGTCCCTGCCCTCGCTAAAGCCCACCGTACCGGCCACTACGGCAGGCCGGGCGGCGCTGCTGACCGTGCCGCTGCCCACCCGCACATTCAGGTTCACGCCGTCATCCCAGGCGGTCAGCAGGGCCGCTGTACCCACGTTAACGATGGCGGCGCTGGCAGCGCTGGTGTAGGCCACGCCATCGCCCGCGCTGATCTCCAGCTGGTTCGCCGCATTGATCTGCACCGAGTAGCCGGTGAACGCGGCCGTTACCCGGTCGCTCCATAGCCTGCGCACGGCGCCGGCGCCGCTGGTAGGATTGACGGCCCGGCACCAGAAAAAACCAGCGGTGGCGCCACCGCCCGTCGGGCTGCCCAGGCTGTCGTCAATACCATCCATCCTCAGGTAAGCCGGGAAGGCTGCGGCGGCGTCGTAGTCAGGCGCCGTGTTGACGCGCTGATAGGCGGTGGGCGCCGCATTGGCTTCGACCTGATACGCTGTAATCCGAAACCCCTTGCCGGAATGTGTTGCTAATTTAGAAAGCCCCCAATTCGCATTCGTGGTGGTGGCAGTTACATTGCCGGATATTCGGTACTGGGATGTTCCCCCTATCTGCGTTATGACCTGTGTACCCGAACCCAGTAAATTATTCATTCCGAGTTGAAAGTCGTTAGCGGCCCCCGCCCCTATTGCAGGGGCAGAATTGTCATCCATTTGTACCGTGGCGCTGAAGGTGTAAACCGTGCCAACACTGGGCGTAAATGGCCGATACGCCCACTTGTCCGCGCCTGCCACAAACTGCAAGGACGCGGCATAACCGGCAATAGATGTTGCGGCGTTGGTGACGCCACTATTAACCCCGGTGGTGGAAAGATTCCCCTCGCTGTTAAGTAGTAAATTAACCCGCGCCGACGCAAGCGGCCTGGCTGCAGCGGTAGCCTGTACCAGGTGGTTTCCGCGTCCTGACTTATCCAGCATCTTGCCGACCGGCTGCTCAAAGGCGGTGACCGCCGTCGTGGCTGCGCTGTCCTGGTACAGCGCGGAAAAATCGCCGGGGTCGTACCACGCCCCTGGCTGACCTTGCGCGAACAGGGTCGCCGCATTGGCGGGCGGGGAGCGCCGCCCGCCCACACTGCCTAATTTTCCGAAATCAAGGCCAAACACAGCGCTGCGCCCTCAGGTGTTGGTGATGACGGCGACCTTGTCGCCCGGCGACACGCCGATGTATTCCACCGCGTCGGCGGCCAGCCGCATGGTGTTGGCTGTCGCTACCGGCGCGGCGCCAAATTTAAGGCTGCAGGTCACGTCGGTCGTGACCCGAACGAATCCGGTGGCGACATTGAACGCGGCCGACACAACGGAGGCCGCGCCTATCGCCAGCGTCTGGTCGGCCACCGAGGGCGCCAGCGCGACAGGCATCAGGCCGCCGCGTATGTCGTAGTCCTGCCCGGCGAATTCGGTGATGTAAAGCTTTGCCATTTTTGATTCCTTGTTAAATCAGCCCTGCCGCGTGCACATGAGCCGCAGCCAGGGCTCTTCGCGCAGCGCGGCGACGATGTTGTAGGTGTCCACATGCGCCGGGTCGGTATGGTCGATTACCTGCATGGCGGGCAGCACGTCGGGGCGAAACCAGATCGTGATCTCGGTGGAGACGCGGGCCTGCTCAGCCGCTGCGGCCAGGAACTCGCGGCCCGATATGTCGCGCACGCGGGCGTAAATATCAGTCGCCAGATCGGTCCAGCCGGGGATCATCTCGCCGTATTCGTCGCGCACCGTTCCGGCGATCTGGATGGTCAGGCGCCGGTCGAGCTCGCCGGGGCGTATCTTGATGGCCACCGGCTACACCCCCAGCCCGACGCGGTAATCCCACAGCAGGTACTCACTGCCCAGCGGCATGGCGGCCTCGCCGCGCTCGGCGTACAGGTGCTCAAAAATCACCAGGATGGCGGCGCGGATCTGGTCGTTGATGACCATGCCGGCCAGGGTCTCGCGCGCGGCAAACTGTGCGGTGCAGTACACACTGGCGGCATAGGCCTGCTGCACGCCACGCAGCACCGGGTCCATCTCCGCGTCATATGCCAGCACGGCGGCGGCGTAAGCGGTGCCGGCTGCGGCCAGCGCGGCGGGAGCTGCGGCCACGGCTGCATCGAGCGCGGCCTGGTCGGAAAACACACGACGATTCATGAATGATTGCGCCTTGGCTTCAGCGGCCAGCAGATAGGGCAGAATCTGCTCGTCGGGGTAGCTGGCCTCGCGGTGCACATGGGCCTTAGCCTGGGCGGCGGTGACTAGCATGGTTTGTCTTTCCACTCCGATGCAAGGCTGCGGCAAGCGAGAAAATCAGTCGCACCGGGCCGCGCGGGTGCCCATGCTGGCGGGCTGTAGTAATCGCCGGTGGTGGCGTTGTTGTGAAGCGGCGGCGGCAGGGCTGGCCCCGGCGCATCACTCAAAAACGCGCGGCCGGCGGGCGTGATGGCGTAGCGGCTTTTACGCAGGTGCGCGTAGCCCAGCCGGTACAAATTTTTCAGGTGCCCGATAGCGACGCTCTCCTCGAGGCCGTCCCGCTCCGCGCTGGTCTGCCGGCATAAGGTGCGCGCGCTGCCGGCGCCCAGGTGCAGGGCGTGCAGCAGCTGCAGCTCAAGCGGGTGCATGGCGGGCGCGGCGGCTTAGACGGTGGGCGTTACCGGTACAACGGGCGGTGTCAGCGCGTCAGCGGCCTCGATGCGGGCGGACAGCGCCTCGCCCTGGGCCTGCAGCGTATCGAGCAGGCCCTGGTCTTCGGCGGTGATGGTGCCCTGCGTGCCTTGCAGCGTGGCGATGGTGGCATTGAGCGTGTCAATGTCGCCGGATAGCCCGGTTAGCGCGGCGTCGATGCGGTCGTTATGGGCCTTCTGGGCGGCGGCGAAGTCTGAAATTGCAGTCATGATGGTTCTTTCGGTGTGGGTTAGTTGACGGGAAATCTTGTCGAGCTGGGCGCGGAATGCGTCGTCGGCGCTCGGGCTGTGCATAAAAACGTGGATGGTGATTTCCATAGGAGGTTTCTGGAGAGGGTTGGCTGCGGCTTACTTTTTGGTGGTGGCCTCCTGGATGGGTTGGTGGGCGGTTTTGTTGTCGGGCTCCAGCGCCATCTTGTTGTCGGCAACGGGCGCCTGCTTGGCGGCGGAGTTAGGTTCTCCGGCGAGGTCAACCAGCCCGGCGGCGGCTAGCTCCTGGGCAGTGTGGTCGTCCACATCGGCGGTGTCGCCCTGCTGCAGCGCCAGGCTGCCGTGAACGAAGCTGGTTTTTGCTTTGACTTGCATGGTTAGTTCCTTTAAAAAAAGCCCGCTGATGAGGCGGGCTGGTGGCTAATTAAGGCAAGGTGCCTTTCACGAAGGCCTGAGGCCTATAAACGGCCAGGCCGAGGCGCTCTTCGATCAAAATCACGACCATGTTTTTCAGAAAGTCATCCTCGGACTCGGTGGCCACCTGCACATTGGCCTGCTGGCGGTCAAACACCTGTGCGCCCAACTTGAAGGCGCCGACCAGGAAACTGCCCAGCGTCATGCTCAGGCTGCTGACGACCGGCCGCGCCCACAGCGTGGGCTGTGCCAGCGACTGCGGATTGGCAAAAATGTATTCGCCGGTGCTTGATTTCGTCAGCTCGATGGAGGCCCAGTCAGCCGGATTGAGCACAATGCCAGTCGGCGGGAATAGCGCAATTTCGGCCTGCAGCAGCGCCAGGCGCAGCACGTCAATACGCGTGGGCGTCAGCACCACAATGGGCGCGACATAGGCGGTGGCCTGGGTGTAAATACCGTTGAGGTTGTTGCCGATGCCAGAGCCATTGAGCAGCTGCGCCTCCTCGGCAAAGTCGAGCATGTAGCGCAGGCGGTAGTCGATGTAGCTTTGCAGCATGGCGGCATCGGCCAGAATCTCGGTGGACGCCTTGACGTAGGTTGCAATCTTGACGACGGCGCTGGCGATCAGGGCGAAGCTGATGTCGGACTTGGGCTTGGCCGCGCCCTCCAGCACGGTGGCGGCCAGATTCTGATACCCCGTCTCACGCACGTACTGGATCAGCGGGCTGCCGGTGGTGCCGGGCGTGATCAGGTCGCGTACCGTCATGCGGCGGTCGGGCACGCCGACAATGCCGGGCAGGCGCAGGGGCGCGATGGCGGTGCCGGCGCTGCCGGCGCCGCTGGTGATGTCAACCACGGCCTTGATGGGAAAATTGAAGTCTCGGCGGTAGTTGCCGGCGGCAACGAAGGCCTTGAATTCGGCGGAATCGACCATTTGCCGGCCTGGCGTCATGGGCGCGCCCAGGCCTTGCATATTCACGCCGCGCACCAGCTGCTTTTGCTCGACCTCCTGCAGCCGGGCCTGCAGCTCGCCCTGCTTGACCAGCAGGCCGTCGACGATTTCCTTGGACTTGGCGGTCATATCGCCGGCCTTTTTGGCCTCGGCCAGGGCTTTTTCGCCGGCCTCTTTGACCTGGTCGCCTATCTGCGCGAGCGCGGCCTTGATCTCTGCATTGACTGATTCGTCAGACATTTCGTTTTTCCTTCTTTCCCGTTTTGGGAATAAAAAAAGCCGCTTGAAAAAGCGGCTGGGTTGAGTACGGCGGGACTTTCTTTACGGCAGCTTGAAGTTCCATTGCTTCAAAAGCTGCAGCGCATCGGCCGGGTTGCCACCGGACTCACTCCGGGAAAGCAGTTTGCTCAGGCCATGGCCGGCGACAACCGTGGCCTGAGATTTAGAAAAACCGCCTGCCTCGCGCAGGAAGTTTTCAAATTCGGGAAGTGTGGGTAGGCGCCCGCTTTTGACCAGCTGGTCGAATGACTTGACGGTTTCGACCTTCGCCAGCTCATTGGCGGCGAAGGTGACCAGGCTGTATTCCTGCAAATCAATCTTGAGCAGGGTGCGAATCCGGTTTTTTTCGTCATACGAATCGGCCTCTACGTAATAGCCGATGGACAGGCCTTTGACGACGCGGCGCTTCATGAGGGCCAGGGCCTCGCGGGCGCGCGGTACTTCGTTGGTCAGCAGCCAGCCGGCCACCTTCAGGCCGTACTTGTCTTCTTCCAGCTTGTCGCTGCCGCCTATGGGCTCGCCGCTACGGTGCTGCCACAAGATGGGCAGCGGGTCGCCGCTTTCCTTGATGCGCTTGAGGCTGTCGGCAAAGGCACCGGGCGCGACGATTTCGCGGTACGCGTCGACGTTCGAAAAAACCGACGCGTAGCCGGTAAAGGTTCCATCGTCGGCTACCTTGTCGGCTTTGAAGGCGAGATTTTTGGTTTCAATTTGCACGGTCAAGGTGGCTCTCCTTTGGGCTGCAGAAGCAACCGCTGTTTGCAGACTAAAAGTATTTATTTGAATGTATGCCTAATTGCTATACAATACGGTATGAAACGAACTAGCCTATTTCTTCCAGAGCCGATGACAAAACGTCTAACAGCCCTATCAAAAAAAACTGGATTGCCGATTGCTGAGCATATCCGGCGCGCTATCGAGGTTTATTTAAAAGAGGATAAAAAATGACCTGCGGAATTTATTTAATTACTCATTACGAGACTGGGAAAAAATATGTAGGGCAAAGTATAAATATTAAGAATCGGCTATCTATACATGCACGTGGCTATAGCAAAACAATACTCGGTAGAACAATACTAAAATACAACTGGTCATCTTTTAATACAGAGATATTGCAAATATGTGAACGGGCTTTATTAAATGATGCAGAAAAACAATGGATTGTATTTTATGACTGTGTATCCCCGAAAGGTTTTAACCTCACATCAGGCGGAAATCAAGCCGAATTCAGCATAGAGACAATCCAAAAATTACGGAAAGCTCAGCAAAACAGATCACCGGAACATATCGCTAATAAAAATGCGGCTGCATCACGGCCAGAAACAAGGGCAAAAATATCTGAGTCCCTAAAAGGAAGGGTTTTTTCTGATAAAACTAAAAATCTATTAAGAGAGGCGAAAAAAGGATTTAAATATTCAGATGAAAGTAAAGCCTCTATGAGTGCGTCCGCAAAAATACGAGTAGTAGAGACAGGATTCGTTGAAAGGATGATAAAAATTCATAAAGGAACACATCATTCAGAAAACCATCGAGCAAAAATATCTGCGGCCAATAGCAACCCATCCGCCGAGGTAAGAGCTAATATGTCCGCTGGCCAAATTGGGAGGGTCCATTCACCAGAGGTTTTAGCTGTTATGCGAGAAGTACGGAAATCAGCAGAATGGAAATTAATGTGCGCTAAGGGAGCTAAAGGTAAAAAACAATCCCCTGAACAGATCGCTAAGAGAATTGCATCCACCAAGGCGACTAAAGCAAAAAATAATTTATCTACCAATTCGAAAACGTTAATTTACTAGCCCACGCTGTTTGCCATGTTCAAAATAATGCTCCTTCGGGTTGCGTGGCGGGTGACGGTGCGGCGTCAAAATCCTTGCAATGAATAGCCCAGCCAGGTGCAGTAACTGTCCATTCCTTGTGGTCAAAGCTACAGCCAACATAACCAAAGCGGCTGTTCATTTCATTGAGATATCGCGATCCTTCGAGTCGTACGTGCCTGCAGTCGGTACAGCAGCGCGGTTTTTCATTCGGCATCGCCGGCCTCCAGTGTGGTCTTGCGCACTTTGTACTGGTCCAGCCACACCAGCGCATCGGCCAGCGTGTCAAAGTCCGACTCAAAGCAGTTTTTCGTACAAAAATAGCGCGAGATCGGCAGGCCAGGCTGGCGCACGCGGTAAAAATCAAAGCCATCTTTTTTAAATAAGGCGCGCACAGTTTCAAAGCGTTTAGCAGCGGCCACCAGGTAATTACGCGTTGCTGTCTGTTGGCTCACGAGGATTCAAATCCAGCCAGGTAAGCGCGGCATTTTTGGCGGCGTTGGCGGCGGCGTTGCTGCCTTTGTTCATGTCGTCGATATTGATCATGGCGCTTTGCACGCGCAGCACTGCGGCATTGCCACCCATGGGCGGCAGGTTTTCTTTGCCCCTGCATTCGTCTGAGGTCATCAGGCCGTTGGACGTCATTGCGGTGTAAAACGCGGCGCGTATAGCGGTATTGCCGCGTAGCAGCCCATCAAAATTAAACTCGGCGCTGACCGTGGGGCGCTCTGCCACTGGCAGCAGCGACATGCGCGCGCTTTGCTCTATGCGCACGGCCAACGGGCGTAGCGTCATGGTTACCAGCCACAACATTTTTTCTTCTAATCCGGTGCCCCAGTTGGAGTCCTTTGACCCATGGCCTACAAGCGCCGGATCAGTGCGAAACCAGCGACAAATCTCGCTGATCTGAAACTCGCGTGTAGCCAGCAGCTCGGCGTCTTGCGGGTTCATCGTTAACGGCGTGTAGCCAGCGCCTTTCTCAAAAACAAAGACGCCGCCCTCGGACGTCACCTTTTTAACGTGGGCGCGGATCTCGTCGCGCTGCGTTGGCTTGAGTACCGCGTCGACGGTCACCAGACCGCTCGATTTCATCCCATTTACAAATGTGTTGGCACTGGCCTCGTCGGCGGCCATGGCGCTGCCAAAAATATTGGCGCCCATGGCGATTGGCGAGATTGCCGTGAAGCCATCGAGCGTAAAAAACGGGGTACGCCACATGGCCGCTTCGGGGATGATGCGCGTCTCTCGGCTGACGGGGTCGTTGTAATACCAGGTCACGCTGCCGTCTGTCTCGCGCCAGTACATGACGTGGTCGGGCTGTAAAAACTCTATGCCGACCAACTGTGCGCCGTTGTAGTGCTTCTCGGCATACCCGACGCCCCACAGCAGCAGGCTGGCGATGTAGCACTGCCAGAACACGGCGGCCGTCATGGTGGTATTGGGCTGCGTGTGCAGCAGGCCGTACAGGCTGTGCTGGGTATCGGACACCTTGGCGCCGCTGGCGGCCTGCCGCAAAACATTGAATGGCAGGGTTGAAAGCGTCTCTGAAATTAGCCGCACACAGGCCCAGGCGGCACTGAGCTGCAGGGCGGAATTGACCGTTACCGACTTGCCGCTGAAGTTATTGCCTCTGTACCAGGATGACCAGAACGCGCCGTCGCCCAAGCCTATCGCGCGCCCCATCCAGCCAGCCAGGCCGCCGGCGATGGTGCCGGCAATGGCGGACTTGACGCGGGCCGGCAGCGCCTGGCGGGCGCTGATGCGCCCGAGCTGGTTCCCGTCGGGCATTTGGTACGACATCAGGGCCTTTCTTTTTTATCCGGTGGCCAAAAAAAGAGCCCGCTCAAAGGCGGGCTCTAACTACGGACCACCGCGAAATTTTTAAACGATGATGGGGTTAGCCAGGAATTCATCCAGGCTGAAACCGTGTTCTGTGTTCAGCATGGCCCGGCCCATAGCTAGAATCAGCGCGACTGCGGCGTCAATCTTGGTTTCTGCACGCTGTTTTCTCGGAAAAATCCGCTCGTAGCGGTCGGGATAGACCTCTACATTGCTCAACATCCAGATAAACGCACGATTGCCGTCATGGTGAAAGCGGCCGTCTTCGACCAGCGCTTGAATGTGCTTCATGGGCTCGCTCAGGTAGCGTAATTGCATGGGCACGTCGATCACGGTGAAGCCCTGCTCCATCAAACTGGGCGCCATCTCGCGTGCGCCCCAGGCGTCCAGCGCGACCTCGCTGACTACAAACTTTTCAGCGTCGGCTATCAGCTCTTCCTCAATTTGTTTGAGGTTGA